ATAGACAGCCACCCTCTCAAGCCGCGCAATTCGCTCGCCCTCCGTCCCGGTGCCCGCCTTGAGCGCGACGACGGCGGCGCGCAGCAGGTCAGCTTCATCCCTGTCCGCAATCACGTCAGTTTCCGCCTTGAGTTCGCCGGCCGATTTTGTCGGCACGCTCCACTCACCGGTGGCAAACACGGGCGGCTTCTGGGTGGCCGCGTCGTAAGCAGGCTCAGGCGGTAGCGGGGCAAAATAATCAGCCTTCGGATTGCCGCTGGTAACCCAGCTTTGAAAAAGAGCTTCGTCAATTTCGCGGATTTCGCTGGTGTCTTTTTGAAAGTATCTCATGAGAAAATGCGTGGGTGGTCGGCGGCAACTGCGCCATTTACAGTGAGGGCGACACCGCCGACGATGTCGATGGCCTCGCGAACAAGCGGCGCGTAAAACCGCAGTGAGCCGGGCCGAATTCGGCGGGGAGAAATTCCTTTCGCGAGCGAGGCGATTTCTGAACCGGTCAAAGCCGCATTCCAGATCGCTGTTTCTGCGATGAGTCCGGAAAAAAATGAACCGAGGCTTGTGCTGAATCTGGCTCCAATCCGAACACGATTTATGCCAGTCGGGGTTGAACTCGTGGCGTTTGACTCAATAGGCCCGCCGTCTAGGTAAATGTCACGCGAAGTCGCCGAAGTGAAAACCGCTGCCATATGCCCCCAAACTGATGGAGTGTAGCTAGTGCTGCTCGATGCAAAACTATTGGTGCCCGACTCCACTGACCCCGCCGCGACACGAGTCCCCCCCACTGACCCTCGCACATAGGCCTGGAATTGAGAATTTGATGCGGCGGTGTCCAGGGCAATAGTGACGCCGACCTGATCGACATTGACTCGAAACCACGAGGCCATCGTTAATGGCACGGCCGTCACCGGGGCGGTCGCCCCCTCGATGTAATCGTCTACCCCGTCGAATGAATATGCCATGGCTCTTAGATTGATGGGACCCTGATTTCGACCGCGTGCACCTCAGCGTCTCCGGCGGCCGTGTCGTTTGCGACATCGCGCCGCAACCGAAGCCTGAACATTTCGCCAACCGCCAACGAGGCGGGGAGCTGGGCCTGCGTGAATGTGACGCTCATCTGGTCGAGGATGCCAGAGGTGCCGGACACCGTCGCGGCCGTAATCGTCTGGATCGTGCCGAAGCTGTCGGTGTCCGTATCAAGCCCCGCCTCGGCCAGCCGCTCAAATGCCACGTCCCATCCAATCGTGCCCGACGTGGCGGTGGCGGCCGAGCACCAGACCAACACCGTTAGGCCGTCGGTGAGCACTGTGCCCTCGGGAATGATGCTGGTCCAGACAGCCGCCTCGGCGGTGGTGGTGTCGAAGTCCAGTACCGGCCGGCTGTTCCGGGTGTCGAGCGTGGCAAACGCCGTGGTCGGCGGCTCGTTCTCCAGCGGGCGGAATCGGTTGATGGTTTTGGTGCCAGCCGCCGGCGTCGCCCAGGTCAGGTCACCCCGGAGAATGGTGCTTGAGTTGGCGGTGCCGGTTCCAAGCCTGGAGGCTCCAATGGTGCCGCTGGCGATGTTACTGGCGTTCAGCGCCGTGAGGTTGATCCCACTGGCCACCGGCAGGGTGTTGGGAAACCGCCCATCCGGAAGCGTGCCCGTCGTGATGTTCGTCGCGCTGGTCGTGTCGGTCGTGGCTGATGTCGCCAGCCCTGTGATGGTCCCCGACGCCTGCGTGCCAGTGTGGTTGGCCCTGGCGAGGACATTCGCAACCGTGCTTCCTCCATCCTGAAGGAGCTTGCCTGTAGTACCATTATACGTGGCAATCCTTGCCGTGACCGCACTCGCCGGACCAAGCACGCTGCCAGCCGCCGCAACGATGTCCGCTACGGTCGAATGCTCGCTCCCGCTCCCCTGGTCAATTTCGATTTTTGCGGAAGTCGCCGGCGTGGCGTCCAGCGGCAAGTCGCCAATCGTCATCGGGTCGCCCCACATGACGTACCGCGTTGCCCCGCGCCGGACGACAACGCTGGTCGGCCTGTTGGCCAGGGCTGTGAACGTCGTCCGCAAGCCTCCAGCGGCAAAACTGTACGTCGATGGGATGGTCACGAGGCAATCCACGGTGTGACCCTCCAGCGTGTACCTGAAGTAAGTTCCGGTGGGTGGCTCATCTGAATACGTCAGGGTGACCGTGGCCGCGACCAAGACGATGGAAGTTTCGGCGTCCGATGTCACAATGACGTTTGAGACGCCGGCGACGGGAGTATTTACGTTGCTGCGCGAGGTGGTGATTTTTCCGAAAACCAGAGCATCCGGCGTGGTTCCTTGCAGCTCGCCGGCGGGAACATTGGTCGTGCCGCTGAGGTCGCCAAAATGATCTCCAATTAACGATGCGGCTTGAATGTCTCCACCAGTAGTCAAATCAAACGTAGCCCCGTCGATGTTTTGCGTCCACGGGGTGAGGGCCCCCGCTACTGAGACCCATGATGGATTCGCCGCGGCCCCGCCAGTCTGGAGCACCTGCCCCGCTGTGCCGGGCGTGAGCGCATCCCATGTGGCGAACCCTCGATATAGGAGTGCCCCCTGCGTGATGGAGATTCCATTAAGCATCGCCTGGTGGCTGATGCTGTCGGTCAAGGCCATCGTCCCGGTGCGGCTCGGAATGGTGATGGTCGTGTCACTGGATGGCGTCGCCGGGTTCAGCCGCGTCGAGAACAGCCCGGCGTGAGTGACTTTGAGGTAAATCGAATTCGTTTGGGTCGCCCCGTTGACGTTCAGCGCATGCTCGAGCGTCGTGGCGGCATCGGAATAACTGACCCCCCACCTGCCGTCGTTCTTGATCATACCGACATAGGACCCCGCCCCCGTGCCCGTCTGGATGGCGGCATTGCTGCCGAGCTGGAAAAGAAGCTGCCCGGCCTCGTCAAACGTGATAACGGATGCCGTGCTCCCGTTCCAAAAGGATGACGCTCGCCCCCCGGTATAGCTCGATGTGAAGCCGGGGAAAAGGGTGTCATTTGCCGACATCTGCCGCCCCGTGAACACGTTGCCCTGGTTGAGCCGCGGGATATTCGCCGAAAGCCGCCCATCCGGGAGCGTGCCCGCCGTGATGTTCGTCGCGCTGGTCGTGTCGGTCGTCGCACTCGCGGCCAGCCCGGTGATGGTTCCCGCCGCCTGCGTGCCAGTGTGGTTGCCTCGCGCCCGAAGCTCGGTTGCGCTATAGCCGGCCCCGATGAGTAACTTGCCGCTGGCCCCGTTGAATGCCGCCAACTGCGAGGAAACCGACGAGTTCGGACCGACGACGTCACCCGTCCCGGCAGGAGCGGCAAGAACTGGCTCCCCGGCCTCATTGATCGAGAGCACGTAGCCGGGGACGGCGAGCAGCCGCTTTTGCTGGTAGTCGCCGCTGCCGGGCCGCCAGTACGTCAGAACGTCTGCCGCCTGAGCCGCGGAGATGAGGATGAGAAGAAGAAGGAGCGTAGAGAGTCGAATCATGGAGCTTCGGTAGTGACGATTTTGTAAAACACCGCCCCGGAGGCGAGGGTGGTTTTCTCATAGGTCGCGCCATCGCTGCCGATGATGTACTCGACAATCAAAGTCGAGGATGAAGCCACCGGAGCGGGGGGAGCGCTGGAGGGGACGGCCACAGAACTCCGCCGCATCCCGCCATACACATGCTCAAGGTAGCGGCTCCCGGAGATTGCCCGACGCACCGTCGGCCGCGTCTCGATCGCGTTGGCACCCATGGCCACCTGTAGTTGATCCGAGGCGCGCTGACGCATCGAATCCGCCAGCGATTGCGACCCATTGGCGAGGCGCGGGCCGACCGCGGCCGCAAGCTCATACCCGAAGACCAGGACGAAGAGGCTGTCCCAATCCTGCGGGTTTTCCATGATCCTGAGATAGACGACCTCGCATTGGGTTGCCTCCAGGCGCAGAGTCCGCCCCTCAATCTCCGCTCCATCCTCCGCCGGCCCGGATTGGTCCACCTCATTGACGCGAACCACCCGCAAGCAGTCGGTCGGGAGAGCAAAGCTTTCGCCCAGCACGACGGGCGTCAAATACGCCCGCGCCTTGGCAAAATTCCACCGGTGCGCCCGGAGCAACCCGTCACGCACCGCGTCCCAGGCATCGCGAATGGCTTCCGCTTCTGGCGTCGCATCTGACAGCGACGTGATCGGAGCGGCCCCGAGGTGCGAAAGCACCAGGTTAGCGATGCCGGTGGGTGTCATCGCTTAAATCAGCGGCGCATCGAAGGCGATTTCAAAGGCAATCACCTTGCCGGCGGTCGCCGAAGTGAACGGGGTGATGAGGATTTGCAGGAAATCCCCGGCCTGCGATGCCGTTGGGGGAGTGATGGCGGCGGCCACAAGCACGCCGACAGCGGCCGATGTGGTGGCAAGCGCGCCCGACAACGAGGTGGCCGTGCCGGCGCGAACGCGCTGGAGTGTGACCGACGCGGAAAACGTGCCGGCGGAGCCGAAGCGCAGCTTGCAGTTTTCAACGTCCACGATTGAGCCCACCGGCAGGAAGGCATCGAGCTTGATGGTGTCGTTGTTGACCTCGGTCCCCAGGGTCGTGTAGGTGTCACGTGCAATCTTTCGATCGCGCTGGACGCCGGATGCGGTTGGGTAACCGGTTGTGCTTGCCCCTTTCGCATTAAAAACAGCGCGGGCGAAGGCGGAGAGAAATTCAGCCATGGTAATAGAAAAAAAAGAAGAATGAAGGAGTGCCCGGCGGGGTTGCCGCCGGGCGATGGGTGATTGAAATCCTAGGTTTCGACGGCAATCATGTGATAGCAGAGGTTGTCGTATCGCCGAACAACCCCCGTGTCGCCATAGGCCGCAATCTGCACCGAGTGCGACTTGTTGGGCAGAGTGTCGACCGCGGTCGTGTGAGACTCCGGAGACTTGGCAAACGCCCGGCGAGTATAGGCAACGCACCGACGATTGCTCGGCGAGCCCGTGACCGCTTCAAGCCGGTTGCTCACGATGACGTTGAACAGGCCGAGCAGCTTGCTTGAACGATTTTCCAGCCAGGCCGAGAGCATCCGGTGCGACTGGTCGGTTGTACTGGTGTTCGTGATCAATGCGATCATGTCGCGAATCTGCTTCGGCCCGATGACGAGATAGAATTCCTCGCTGTCAAAGTCGACGTCATTGGTCCGCGCCAGCCGCTCGATCTCGAACAACTTGGCCAGAGTCAGGCCGGAATCGGCTGGAGACCCGGAGAGAACGAAGTCCTTGGCGACGACGTTCCCCGCGGGAAAGCTGATCAGGGATTGCACGTTTTCCGGGCCGGCATACTTCTGCTCGCTGGTGGCCGCAATACAGCGGTCGTCCATCGAGCGGTTGAAGCCGGCCTTCATTGCAGACATGACCTCGGAATCCGGCCGGCCGATGCGTCCGAGCCATTCGGCATCCCGGCGGCCGAAGATTTTGGCGACGTTGAGGTAACGCTTCGTGCCGCGAATCTTCGAAAGCTCCGCCTCGGTCGGATTGGTGTCGGCGTGCCGGCCAACATCTTCGCGCCATTCGATCTTCTCGACGTCGTCGAAGTAGTAGTCCTTGGCGGTCCAGCCAGATTCGACCGTCATGACGCCAGCCAGCTTTGCGTCAAGCTGTTGGATTTGCATGCCCCACTGGTCGGAGAATTGCGCCCGGATGTGGTCCGGGATTTGGGTGATGATTCCACCGTCTGCCATAAAAAAATTGAGGTGAGAGAATGAGGGAACATCCTTTCATCCCAGCCCGATGAGCCTTGCGGGATCGCGTGGAATGTAACTGGTGAAGCGTGAGCCGCAAAGCGGGGCGCAGAGTCCGATGTCAATCCTCCGAGAGCGAGACACCGGACCGAAACGCAAGCTTTATTTTCTACCGCTTGCCGGGAAAGCTCACCGCATAGGCCGCCTGGATGGCCGCCCACGTTTCGTTGAACTTCGGATGCCCCGTTTTGAGGTGTTCGCTTTCCGGCTCCGACCCCTCCTGGACCCGCTTCGCCCAGGCCGCATCACGGACCTGGCTGTTGTTGCGGCCGTCGCCGTTGGTGCGGTCGGTCCCATTCGCCTTTGCCAGCTCAGCCGCCAGCCCATAGACCAGCTTGAACGCATCCGCCCCGATGAACCCTTCGTTGGTCGGGTCCATGCTTTCCTCCGGCCAGCCGAACCGCTTGGCCGCGCCTTTTGCGAGGGCCACCGCCCCGTCCGCCTTGTCACCAAGGTCCTTGGTCAGCCCGTCATGCTCGAGCTTCCGGGCCTCGACGCCGTCAGCTTTGATTTTCTCAATGCGGGCCAACATGTGCTGGTTGTACACGTCCGCCAGCTTGGTCGCGGCCGTCTTGCTCAGGCCGATTTCCGGCCCAAGTTTCGCGACGAGCCCGATCAATTCGGCGTCGGCCTCCATACCATCAGGCGGTTTGAGGTCGTACGCCTCCGGGGTGTCCGGTACGCCCAGGTGATGGTAGAGGTCCCGTTGGAATGCGGCCTTCTCGTCATCGGTCGAGGCTTCCCCTGGCACTCGCAGGCCGGTGCCGCGCGCGCTGATTTCGTCCCGCATCCCCTTCATGCGAGAGAAGACTTCGGGCAGCGACTTGGCGTCCTTGGCCATGCCGTGGAATTCTTCCGGGAGCGCCTTGTGCCAATCCGGCGCAAAGTCCATCCCCTGAGCGAAGATGGATGGCGCTGGGGGGGCGGCGGCCGGCGGCGCGGCCGGGGGGGCGATGGTGTCAGACATAAATCAGGACGGGCGGACGCGGTTCGCCGCGCTGATTTCATTCATCGAAAGGCCGCCGTATTCCGGGATCGGCAGATCAGCGGGGTCGCGCGGGGAGCCAGGTTCTTGCTGTGGCCCGGGGTTTTGCCGGACACCGGCTTCTTGATCAGGACCAGGCGCGTGATCGCGGTCGGATTCTTTGTGGTTTGCTTTGTTGCTCATAGGGTTGTGTTTGTTTGGGCGAATCTGAAAAGTGTGGCAACCACCTCGCGTTGTCCGTTGGCGATCAGCGTCTGCTCAACCGTCTCCCCTTGAGGGAATCCCATGGGGTGGCGGCCATGACACAGATGGGCCATGACGATGCGCCCGGAATCGGTCCGGAAGATGTCGCGGCAGGCATCCGCGAACTTCTTGCGGGCCGTCGGGTCCTCCAGACCCATGGTTTGTTCAAAGGATTTCATGCAGCAGGGAGTGCGCCCATCGCTTGCGCGGCGCTGGCGACAAGCTCCGGTTGCTTCGTCGCCAGCTCAAGGGCCTGCGCCTGCGCTTGTGCCTGCGCGCGCTCAGCTTGGATGACCGCGATTTCTTCCGGATCGCGAATCAATTCCGATTTCAGGCCCGCCTCAATGGCGAGAACATGCGGCAGGCGGTCGAGATTGATCGAGTCGAGGATGCCCGGGCCGACGATTTCAATGAATGGTGCCAGCGCGCCGACGATGCGCATCACCGCATTCTCCGTTTCGGCCGACTGCTCGCGCGCCAGGCGATTGGTTTGCACCACCGCGGGGAACGGCATTTTGTACCGCCCCATCGCGTCAGGGATGAACGCTTCCTCCGGGGCCTCCGGAAACCGGCCGGTCCGATAGCACCAATGGAATAGGCTTTCGAGCATGGGGTTGAACAAGTCCGTTGTCAGCAGGTTCGTCGCCGGGGCCACTCGGGACAGCTTCTCAGTCAGCCGCTGAGAGATTTCAAACGCGGTCATCTGCCGTTCCAGCATCGCGAACTGCGCGAACACATCCATCAGGAAAATCTCTTGAATCCGCTTCTCCTTCCGGTCGAGCATTTCCAGCCCCCATGGCAATTCTCCAGCTACCGCCCATTCCTTCGGGGCCGTGCTCGCGTCCATGACTTTCGTCACCCCGCCGGGGCCCAGGTCGATGACCGAATCATGCGAGACAGGAACTTGCAGGCGCGGCTCAACCGCCACTTCGGCGAGAGTGGTCAGCAGCATTTCAAAGTAATTCACCCCGCGCACCTCGCCCAGGGCAATGATGGCCGGGCTGATTCCATAGGGGGACTTGCGTGACCAGCGCTCCCACCTGGTCGTGAAGATCGGTTGCCGCGGGTAGCCGCCGGATTTGATGACGCGCTTTTCCTTCGGGCAAATCCAGATGGACGCCCAGGGCATTTGCTCCACCGCCGTTTTCCCCTCCGCATCACGCCGCTTGTAGACGACATGCAGGTAGTCCTCCCGGGTGGATTCCTTGCCGGCAGCTCGCGCGTCACGCTTGGCATGCGCCGGCGCCAAGTCTCCGAACTCCTGGACTGCTTGCTGGGCGGAGAATGAAATCGTGCGAAACCACCGATGCGCCCGCCCACGGGAGTCTTCGGCCACCATGATGTCGC